CTATTAGTACAGTACCTTCTACTATGTCAGTGAACGTACTTAAATCAATTTGGTTTGTTACTGCATAATCTGTTTGTGATGCTACTACTGTATCTTCCATGAATTGCAAGCCTACAAAATAGTATCCTGTAGGCGCTGTCACTTCGTCTGTTCCTGATATAAGTGCACTACCATGTGCACCCATCATTGTTATTGTCGCTTCTGCGTTTTTTAATTCTAATGCACTTGCCATATATTATAACTCCTTTAACATGTCAGCTTTTTTTACACCTACTGCGGACTTGCCTGTCTTTTCAGCGTAAATCTTTTGTAGGTCTTGATATTTTAGTGTCGAGTAGTCTTCTTCAACTACCTTGAACAATCGTTTTAGTTTCAATATGTCCGTTGCTGTGTACTTTGATTCATCTATTGTTGCGTATCCGTCTTTGTCAAATTTAAAAAGTGCTACGATCTTACGTCTGCCACCACGTTTAACTCGCTTTTGTACTACTCGCCCTGGGGCTGATTGAAATTTCATAAGTTATCTCCTTACTAAAAAAGGGTAGGCAGTTAAGCCCACCCAATGATGTATACTAGTTTACTAATGATTTAGGTAAATCTACAACCTCGATTGTTACGTTTGTTACTGTACCGCTAAATGCAGTACCGTCGTCGTCTTGGATTAACACTGTAACTTTACCGGTTGCAGGTGCTTTAAAGTACATTGATTCCAAAGCGCCTATATATTTAACTTCGTTCTGTGCTACTGTGAAAGTAGTATTAGATGCGTCTCCGCCACCGTATCCGTCTGTCTGTAGTACGATAGTTGCTGTAGCTGCGTCTGCATTTGCTACGCGGATTACAATATTTTCGTCTGAACGGTCATACACGATAGTTTGTGATGCTGCCCCTGCATTAGAAGTAGCGTCCGCACTAGCTCCGTTTCTTATTGCTGAAGTTTTAGTTAAATCTGCCATTTATTTAATCCTCCTTAAATTGTTGATTCTGCTGCACATGTGATGTTTACGTGTACAAACTCTTTAGGTTTAAGTGTCTTAGCTCCATACACATGAAGACCTTTACACGCTTCACTAAATGCGTTTTCAGGCATGTACTTAACAGTTTTCATGATTTGTTCAGCGTAGCCTACTGCTTCTTTAGTTCTCATTAAGCAATGTGTTTGTGCTGAATCGGGATCAGTTCCTACAGTTACAAGGTTGTTAGATACAAATACTTTCATACCTAGTTGGATAGAATCCATTACTCGACCACTTGAAATTGTTTTGCCTGTATCAGTGTAAACGATATCAGCAAGAACCATTTTATTAAGCACGTATGGTGACACTTCCAAGATAACTTCGCCATCTGACACGTTGTTAGCTAAAAGAATAGTCTTAGCTTTCATAAGTGTTGACAAGATATTCCCTGAAGTAGCTGAAGCTTCTGTTACTGTGGTGCCTGCTTCTGTGTATTTGCCTGCTACGAATTGTTCTGCTACGTCTTTAAGACCAATAACAGCCTTACGCATACCTTCAGCAATCAAGCCGCCTGTAGTTTGTTTCTCGTCAATATCATCAAGGTAGAAAGCGAAGTATTTAGCTTGTGTGATTTCTAACATTCTTGATTCATCTTTGAGTTGTTCAGGTGTGATAGTTGTTGAGTTAGGTACGTAATCGCCGATCGTTGGTGTATTGATTGAGTTAATTTTTACTTTTGAGCCTAGCCCTGTGATTTCACCGCTATAGCTTGTGGTACAGTTCTTTACTAGAAAATGTTGCTTGTCTAATTCCTTTAGTATTTTTTTCGACCATAGAACCGGATTAAAGTTGTTTACTGACATTTGTTAGCCTCCTATTTAAAGTAGCCGCTTCTTTCTAGCATATCCCAATTGTCGTCAGCCCATTTATCGGCTTCTTTGTGGGACATACTATTAATAATCTTATTGATTTGGGCTACTGTCATGTTTTGTTTGTTATCAGGTTTAGTTTCAGGTAATTGTCCTGCTGATTTCTCTTTGTTAGTCGCTACCTTTTTGAGTGTTTCTTGTTCTGTCTTAAACTTAATATCTTTTAACAAGTGATCTTGGTACGCTTCCTTTAGCGATTCACCATTCTCATACGCTTTCAAAACTTCTTCAGGGATACTGTCAGGGTCTAGTGACTCATTGAATATACCGCTTTTAACCTTGCTGTCGTGCCATGTGATAAAGTCTGATATGTCCTTAGACTTATTGTCCACGTTAGGTTGTGGAACCATCTCATTGGCTATCTTCTGCGCTTGTTCTTCTGAAAGTCCTTCGCTCACAAGTTCTGATGCTTTAGCGTTTACTTGTATATCTCTTACGAATTTGGCAGGATCATCATAGCCACTGTCTTTCATGTACTTATCCATGTAGTTATACAATGGATTGGTTTCGTAGTTGCTAAGCTTTTCCTTGTACCTAGGCAATGCGCTACCCATTTCAGCAGCTTCCTTTAGTTCTTCAATTGTGCTAAATTTCTTAGGGCTCTTGTCAAACTGTATTTCAAATTGCTCTAGGAATTGTTTGTTAATGTCAGGTGCCTCTTCTTCTGCGTCCTCGTCTTCTGATGGCATATCGTCCGTTGGTTCTTCAGTTTCTAAAGCTTCATCTTCGGTTTCTAAGACTTCATCTTCTCCTGTGACAGGTTCTTCGATTGCATCTTCTACTACATTCATTTCTTCAGACATTGGCTTATGTCCTCCTTTGTTTTATTATGTTGGGTATGGCAGCCCAATAAAAAACGCCACTCCAATTAAGGAATGACGTTCTTGACGTTCTAATGTTTCATGTTGCTTTGTATAAATGTTTATAACCACAATTCGGACATGTAATCAACATCTTATTATATCCGCTTATGTGCCACAAACCTATTTTAACTTCTATTTTGTTATATTTAGTTTTAGCTAAGAGTTTACCGCATTTAACGCATCTAAGCTCTTTCATGCGTTAGCCTCAAAGTACACTAGCAATAAAGGATACTGTATGGCACCAAACACGTCTGTTATAGTTTTGAATTTAACTATCTTGGCGTCAGGGTACTTCTGTCTCACAATGCCTATACCTTCTATGTATGGGTTAATGGCTTGATACTCGGTTTCACTTACCTGGTGGTATGTTTCTTTTACCATTGGTAGAACTCTCATATTTCATCTCCTATTATACGCTAGACAGGTTGTTGTGTCAATTGTTGCACTGCCGATATCTGTTCGTCAGGTGACATCAGAGATATTTCCTCTGCCATTGCTTCATCGCCTACTATTGCAGTTAGTAACATCTTATTAAGTTCCTGTACAGATGCTTCTTCAATTAGTCCGTCCTGATCCATAATCATATTAGGTGGTAATCTTTTCAACAACTGCTTCTTGTCTGTTACAACGCCCATAGCCCACAAGTCTTTTAGCCCTTGCCATGATGTGATTTCACTCCACTGACTAGATGGTCCTACATCTGTGCGTGTGTTAATATACAAGTCCTTATAGTCAGTACCTACAAAGTCGACAATCTCGTCATCATCGTCTTTATATTTACGTGTCATGTTGTACTTAGTCTTATAAAACTCTTCCCAAATACGACCCACGTCTTCGATATACTTGTAAAGTCTACGCTTGTATGATTCGTTTGGTATGCTTGCCTGCTTTATTTGTGTCATAAGCGCTGCGGCATTCTCAGGTCTTGCTTGACCTTGTATGTTTTCGTTAACACCTGCCAAGTCCATTGTTTTGTTAATAGCGTCCTCTACGGATTTATCAACATCCATTGTCATTGCAGTAGGTTGTACAAAGGCCATAGCATCTGTAAGTCTTGCACCAGGAGCCATATCCACATTATTAACTGAACCTATGGCATTGCTGAATGATCCTGCTATGTTTTTATTAACAAGCACTTTAGGTACTGCCATTAACATTGCGTGTAAGTGTCTAGCCGCTATCTGCAAGTTGGCCATCTTTTGATTTTCGATATACCTAGTTGGTTCTGCTTCTGCATAGATGAATGATTTTCTAGGCTTGTATGGGAACAGTGCT